TTACTTGGCACCGCTCTCACCGACAAGCTCGTCAGCTAGCTGGAGGGCGTCCTCAAGGAACTTGACGTCCTGCTTGAATGCTTCCTGAACCTCGCCTCCTCCGGTGGCGGCCACATCGTGCACAACACCTCCTTTATGAAGCACGCCACCAGGGGTAACGTCTTGCACAACGCTCTCGACAAGGTGGTACAGGCGGACAATGCGCTTGGCCTCATGGGCCGAAAGCAAGCCTAGCCTAGCCGTATTCGACTTATAGACGATGAAGTAGTCATCGGGGACGTTCACCCCCAGTCTAAATCTACGCATCTCGGCACCATCTTGAAGTGCCTGGATATACCTCCTAGAACGGATAATCTCAGCCATCGCCGAGATCTCCGCCATCAGTGAGGCGCGAAGAATCCTCGTCTCATGCCGCCTTTTCAGATACTCCACCAGCACGGTGGAGAGCATTGCAGCCATGAAGCCGATGACTGCCGCCCCCACCGTGAACCAGCCAGTGCTGGGTCCATCCACTGATGCCTGGATTTCAGCCATCTGGGTCATCAGCTGCGATGCCATCTCCTCGTCCATGCGGTTTCCCCTCCTGATCTAGAAAAGCCCCGCCGGCTCGGCTTCGACGTCCCAGCTGAAGATCAGCACCTCGCTGGCCTCCGCGCCCTTGCCGCCGCCGACGGTATATCGGATGTCGGTGGTCTCGATGTGGTAGCCAGCAAAGATCCGACGGATGTCGGGATGGTCGTTGAGGCTGATGATCGCCTTGCCTTTGAGCCGTCCCAGGATCTCGGCCATCTCCTCGTACTGCTCGATGCCAAAGCCGACGCCATAGCCCTCAGTTTGCCAGTACGGCGGGTCCATGTAGAACAGCGTGTGCGGGCGGTCGTAGCGCCGGATGCACTCCTGCCAGGCCAGGTGCTCGATGTAGGTGCTGGCAAGACGTAGGTGGGCCGCGGAGAGCGTCTCTTCTAGGCGCAGCAGGTTGAGTCCGGGCGGCGTAGTTGTGGCGGTGCCGAAGCTCTGGCCCTCGATCCGGGCGCCGAATGCGGACTGCTGAAGGTAGTAGAACCGGGCTGCCCGCTGGATGTCGGTGAGCGTCTCCGGGCGGGTCATCTTCTGCCACTCGAACACCTGGCGGCTGGAGAGCGCCCACTTGAACTGCCTGACGAACTCCTCCAGATGGTGCTGGACGACCCGATAGAGGTTCACCAGGTCGCCGTTGACGTCGTTGAGCACCTCCACCTCGGCGGGCACCGGGCGCAGGAAGTAGAGCGCGGCGCCGCCGGCGAAGGGCTCGACGTAGCATTGGTGGGCCGGCATCAGCGGGAAGATCTTGTCAGCAAGACGGCGCTTGCCGCCCATCCAGGGAATGATCGGGGTAGCCACGAGGCGCCTCCTTTGGCACTGGTCTGGAGCTCGTGGCTCTCTGGTTGAGGTGCCCACAGCGCGGGCACTTGATCTCGATTCGGTCGTAACGGCTGGCTCGGGCCAGCTTGCGGTTGCACTGCGTGCAGCGGATCTCATCCATCGCCATGTCAAGCCTTCTAACGTTCTAACGTTTGGCCTAGACTCGATCCCGCCTCGCGCGAGGTGGGGAGCCTTGGCCGGCTTGCAGGCATGCTCTGCTAGTTGGCGGCCGCCCTGGGTGTTGGCCCACCCAGGACGGTCGCTCCTCTTCCCTTCCTTCTTCCTACGCCTCCGACCACTCCACCGTTTCCAGGGCCGTGCGGTCCTCGGCGGCCAAGGCGGTGTCGATCTGAGCGTTGAGTTCGCCTTCGCGGGCGATCAGCTGGCCGCGGCGGGTGCCGATATCGAGCAAGGCCTGGCGGACGTCGGCCACGAGATGGTCGCTGTGGAACTGGTCGTCGCTGTCCTTCCAGGAGGCGAAAACGGTCTGGCCGGTGGTATCGGCGAGGTCCAGAGCCTCCATCAGTGCCTGGCGGTTGCTGGGATCACCGGCATAGCGGATGCCGTTATAGATGATGCCCGCCTGCTCGGCCGCCTTGCGGCCGGACTCGAGGGCATCGCGCTTACGGACAGCGATGTCGGCGAGAGGCTCCAGCGGCTTGCTGTACGCCTCACCATCGTAGAGATCTCCGATCGCGACGGTCTCGTCGGCAGGCTCCCACTGAAGCGAGGGGTGGAAGCGCCCCTGAGGGTCGAGGTCCGTGATCTCGGCCACGGCGCCGTTTTCAATACGTGCCCACATATCACCACCTCACGATTATGATGCCATCAGCACCGTCACCGCCATCAGCCTCCAGGACGGATCCGCTGCCACCACCACCCGGTCCGATACCGGCTTCTCCACTAGCTGAGCTATCCCTATGTATTGCACCACCGCCAGGGCCACCGCCCTGACCGCCTACGAAATTTCCACTGCCAATACCAGTTGCCGCAGCTCCGCCTGATCCAAGGCTGGAGTTATAGTCCCCGCCCGATCCGACACCTCCAGGTGACCCCTGGTGCTGGGTCCCTCCTCCGCCTGTGGCTGAGAGATATGTTCCAAACGACGAACTGCCTCCTGCCGCACCAGCCCCGCTAGTCCCTGCTCGACCGGCACCACCCGATCCAACGGTTACATCTACAGTTGCGACTCCTGATAGATCCAGCACCGCGATAGACATGCCACCGCCACCACCACCGCCACCAGACTTATCAAAGGTCCGGCCACCTCCGCCGCCACCACCTATGACGGTCACGTGGGCCTTACGCAGCCCATCCTTGAGCACATCGGGTATGGTCCAGCTTGTCGTGCCAGCGGCATCAAAGACGACGATGTTCTGCGCGGGGGCCAAGGCTCCGAGCGCCTCGGCGAGCTGCCCAACGTCGGTGTGATCCGGGGTCAGCCCGGCATCAGTGATCACCTTGCGCAACGACTCGGTGATCATGTGGTACCAGTACGGCCCTGGCAGGGTCGCGGGGACGCCCTGGGCGGGGTTGCCGGCAGTGGGATAGCCGACGCTGGGGTCGGCCGGGGGCTGCGGGGCCGATTGCGAGGCGTTGCGTTCGTAGACTCTGTCGACCATGTCGACGCTCTCCTTCTCGTTGCCGCGCTACTCGCCGTAGGCGAACAGCACATGGGTGTGGGCGGGCTTGAGGCGGCCGATGACGCACTCGAGGCGTTCGTTGCCCCAGCTCGCCAGGGGTTCGTCGACGCCGTCGGTCACGCGGTGGTAGCTGACGGTGTTCTCGGGGCCGCGCACCGTCCAGGCCCAGCGCCAGGCCAGGCCGCGCAGGGGTGTGGCGACGTCGTCGCCGACGGTGTGGGCGGTGTAGTCCTCGACAGTGACCTGGTAGCCGAGCGAGGCGGCCAAGGCCTCGAAGTAGGCCCGAGAGGCGCCGCCGGTGCCGGTAAGCACGCGGACCACGGCGGCGCGGCGGGCGTCGAGGGTCTGCTCGCCGGTGACGCAGGGATCCGGCAGGCCGGTGACGCGCTCCCAGTCGCTGAGCAGGTCGCTGGCGGTGCGCGGGTCGGCCTCCTCGAGCAGCCGATCGCCCCGGGCGTCGAGGCGCTGGAAGGCGCCGGCGCGGGTCTCGAGCAGGCGCTGCCACTGGCTGTCGGGGTCGCGCGGCAGCGCCTGGCCGGGCGGCACCAGGGCCTGCAGCAGGGCGTGATAGTCGTCGCGGGTCAGAGCCATGTGATGGTCCCCAGCACGGCGATCTGGTTGGCGGTATGGGTGACGTCGGCGGCCGGCTCCGGCATCTCATGGCGGCTCTCACCGGCGGCGACGAAGATCACCCCGGAGAGCGGCTCGCGGTAGAGGGTCCCGTTTGGCTCGGCGGCCTGGGCCAGGTAGTCGTCCAGCGCGTCGGTGACGCGCTGGCGGGCCTCGGCGGTGTCCGGGGTCAGGCGGATCTGGAAGTCGAGCGGCGCGGCGTCCGGGGCGATGGCGTAGAAACCGCGGGCGGTCACCGGGCGCTCCTCGTCGATGTGGGCCTGGACGGCATCGACCACCTCGACGGTGGGGATGATGTCGGCCAGGTCGTCGCAGACGAAGCGCACCGTGACCTCGCCGACGTCGGGCTGGTGCGGGGTGACCCAGGCGCGGGTGACGTCCGGGTGGGCCTCCAGGGCCCAGGCCACATAGTCCGCCTCGTTGCCGCCATGGGGCTGCCGCTGGATGCGGTCGAGCAGCCGGGCGCGTAGACGCTCGTCGTCCTCGCGATCGGCGCCGCCGGTGAGGCCCTCGGCGCCCACCATGGCCTCGCCGTCGATGCCGCTGGCGGCGCGGACCAGGCGCAGGGTCTCGCCGGCCGCCAGGTTACCGTCGGCGCCGGCCTCGCTGGCGGTGACGGCGGCGGTGGCCTCGCCCTGGCCGTCGAGGGTGACGGTGACGTCCAGGGTGACGATGACGCCGCTGTCGTGCTCGAGCTCGGCGCCCTCGAGCAGCTGGGCCCCCGCGGTACCGGTCAGCAGGATCTCGCCGGCGGCGGCCACGGCGCCCTGGCGGCGGATGCCCCAGATGCTGGCCCAGCGCTCCAGCCACTCTTCCTCGGCGGTGTCGATGATCAGCTGCTTGGCCAGCCAGGCGAGGTAGCCGTAGAGGCCGTGCACCGCGCCGGCGTCGACGTCGGCGATCACCCGCAGCAGGGCGCGACGCAGCGCCGGCCGGGCCTCCGGCAAGCGGCCGCGCATGTCGGCGCGGATCTGCTCGGCGAGCTGATTGAGCGTTGGCGACTGCCAGGGCATCGATTACCTCCACACGTACTGGTAGCGATCGGCGAGGCGGGTGCCGTCGCCGCGTTGGATGATCACCCGGAGCCAGAGGACGTCGCGGTCCAGGGTCTCGGAGATGGCCTCGACCTCGGTGGCCACGCCGTCCTCGAGCAGCCAGGCGAGCGCCTCGCGGGCGTAGGCCTCGGCGGCGCGCCGGACCTCGGGCAGGGTCTTCTCGCGGTTCAGCAGCCACAGCCTGCTGCCCCACTTGTCGCCGTCCTGGTCGGCGATGGCGTCGGCCCACCAGCCGCGGCGGTCGGTGGAGCCGTCGGGCAGCACGTCGTCGGGCTCGGCGCGGCGATCGCAGAGCAGCGACAGCGCCACGGCGGTGCGCAGGCCGTCGTCGGTGGCCAGGTCGCCGTCGTCGGCCAGGGCCACGTCCAGGACGCCGTCGAGCCAGTCCAGGGTGACGTCCATCAGCTCATCTCCTGGTTGGGCGTGTCGGTGGTGCCGCCGCTGTCGCCGCCGTGGTCGTGGCCGTTATAGGTGTCGCGCATGGCTTGCATGGCGCTGACGCCGTCGTAGACGTCGCCGGCGACGCGCAGGTCGCCGGGCATGTGCACGGTCGGGACGTTGGTGTAGGTGATGTCCTGGCCGGCGCCGTCGATGACGATGCCCTGGCGGGTCAGGTAGACCTTGTGGCCGAGGTCGTCGTAGAGGGCGACCTCGCCTTCCTTGAGGCCCTTCAAGCGATAGCGGCGGTCGCCGACCAGCAGCGCCACCAGGTGGCCGCGGGCCCCGCCGATGGCGGCGGCGATGGCCTCGGCGCCTTTCTTCGGTCGAGCGGTCAGCCCGTAGGGTTCGTGGTGCTCCACCTCGCGGGTCTCGTCGCGCAGCAGGTCGAGCTGCAGGCGCTGCATGCCCGGGGCGCTGTCGCTACGCGCCACCACGGCGCGGCTGATCAGCAGCCGCAGGCGGCGCCACAGCGGGCTCAAGAGGCGGTTGGCCTGGCGGGCGTTCACCATACGTCGCTGCTCTCCTGTTCAGGTTCGGGCTGGGCCTGGAGGTCGTAGGCGCTGGGCGGCACCACGCGGATCTCGCTACGCTCGCCGCGCTCGTCGAGCAGCTGCTGCACCTCGCTGATCAGCCACTCGGTCTCCAGACCCAGCCAGGGGTCGCGGATCGGCACCAGGTCGCCGGGGCGCCAGAGGCCGTCCTGATGGCGCCAGCCGGCCACGGTGTAGGTCACCCCGCGGGACTGGCCCCAACGGCGGCGGATCTCCCACTCGGCCTTCTGGCGGCAGCTGGCCGAGTCGGTGCTGGTGTCGCACAGCACCAGGGTCGGGCGATGGCGGGTGATGCCCGGGTCCTTGGCACGGCCCTCGGGGGCGCTGGCGGCGGTGCCAAACCAGCCATCACTCGCCGCGCCCTGGCCCTGGACGATGACGGTGCCGAAGCGGTCGCGGTCGCTGAAGCGGCCTCGGGCGCGGCGGATGTTCTCGCCGAGTGCCAGCTCGGTGGCCAGGCGCTCGCGGGGCGGGCGAGTGATGACCAAGCGGCCCCGGGCGTCGGCGACCATCAGCAGCGCGCGGTAGCTGGCGATCTGCATCAACGCCTCGCCGTAGGTCTGCCCCGGCTCGATCTCGAGGGAGCGCAGCGGCGCGCCGACGTCGACCTCGGCGACCACCTCGATGCCGAACGGCTCGGCCACGCGGCGGGCCACCTGGAGCAGGGTCTGGCTGGTCTCCCAGGGCGTGGCGGTGCTCGAGGCGTCGACCAGGTCGGCGGTCTTCGAGCGGCCGGCCACCACCAGCTCGTGGCGCTTGGCGTCGTAGCTGGGCAGCACATCGTCGATGTAGCCGGTGATCACCGGCTCGCCGTCGATCTCCACCACCACCGGCTGGCCGGTGCGCAGGCGGCGCGGCTCGGCGGACTCGCTCCACTTCTCGGAGAGGGTCACCTCGAACGAATCGGCCATCTGGTCGAGGCCGCGGCGGATGGCCACCTCCTTCCAGCCCAGGTGACGGGTGCCGTCGACGATCAGGGCGAGCTCACTCACTGAGCACCTCCAGGGGATCGGCGGGCACCCGGCCCGGGTGGCGGATGCGGTTGCGGCGGACGATCTCGGCGTCGCGGGTGGCGTCGCCGTAGAGGCGCTGGGCGATCACCAGCGCCGGCAGCGGCGCGGCCGGGGTGTGGGTGGCCAGCTCTGGCAGCGCGGTACCGCGGCGGCGCAGGTCGGTGACGGCGGCGGCGCGCAGGGCCACCAGGCGCTGGGCGGTCTG